CTGCTCACGAAGTTGCTTCCCGGCCTTGCATAGTTTGACTGTCATGCCAATAAGAGTTGGGCTTCTTCGGCTGTAATGCCTAAGCGTTCTAAAAGAGCAGCCTTAGCCTTTGCTTCTTCCGCTGAGACGTCAACACCAACATGAGACTCGACGACCTTTTCAGCCTTTGCTGCGTCTTTTGTAGAAATGGGTAGGTAGAAGTTTCCTTCTCCGTCTATTTCGGGAGCGCCATTATTATCGTAAGCAATTCCTGCTGCTTTCAATTCATCCTGAAGTTGCTTCCAGTTAAATTTTGCTGGGCGAGTAAATTTATTCATTTATGCTCCTAGTGACTGAATTCCGAAAAAGAGTTGAGTATGGTTAATCGTTGCATCTTGGCTTTGGCTAAATAGTTGCAACTCGATATAATCTCCAGCAGTTAAATTCCAAGTTGCGAGCATAGTCAAACCGGTACGGGTTGAGCCAGTTTGGAGCAAATCTCCGGCAAGAATATCAGGTGAGAATGCACCATTATTACGGCGGAATCTCATGCTTCGGTAACCAGTGCTACTCGCTGTATAAAAAACTGCTTCCGCAAAAATTTGATAATAACCAGTCGTCGGAATTGTCAAACGGCTTGTATTAGTAGAGGTGCTGTGATAACTGTTTGTATCATGAACTTCTGAATTAAATGTGACAGTCTGCCAAGTATCTCCAGCGGTTGTGCTTTCAGTTCCGCTCTTGTAAACCAAAGCGCCAGAAAAGGTTGAACCACTTGACGGGGTTGCCCATGCAAGTCCTGTTGCAGCAGTTGAATCCGCTGTAAGTACTTGCCCATTAGTTCCAACACCTAAACGTGCTGGTGTGTCTGCCGCTGTTGCTGCGATAAGGTCGCCCTTGGCGTCAACGATAGCATTTTGAATAGCGTTTGAATCATCTTGCGCTACCCAAGTAAAATCTAAATCTGTTCCAGATGCCTTAGAAAGTACCTGGCCTGTAGTTCCACCCTTAAGGTCAATAAAGGCTGTATCAATATCTTGACCTAGCGCTGCAATGGCGGTTGCGCCATCTTTTACTAAATCTGTCGACTGAGGGATGTCCCAGCCAAAGTTGGTTGTAGTTGTTGCCATTAGGCTACGGCTCCTATCGCGTCATTCCATGTAAGGGTTGGACTTAGTGTGTTCCAGAGTTCGTCCTCTGAAACCTGCTCCCATTTTACAGTAACTTGGGAGAAGTTTAGTGGAGAAGCGTTAAAAGTTACGCTTAGATTATTGAGGCTCGCTCGGAAGGTCCAGCCTTCGATATAGCCTTGAAAAGAGCCGTCTGTGATGTTGCCTGGGAGGTTCTGAATCCAGACTGGCTGACCCATAAAAATGTTCAATAAGGCGTCTCTATCTGAATCGTCTATTTCTGGGTTACCAAGAACGAAAGTAATAGCCTGGAACTTCGGATAAGGAAAGGCTCTAAGATCGATATATCTCTCGGCCAATGATTCAGCGTCGTAACTGTTTTTGATGCGAGAAGTAAAGGATTCCCCATAAATGCCATAGTTTGCTTGGCTTGTACTATCGATGGCTGTATAACTTCCAGCCCCGCCAGTCCCATAACTAATCTGATAATAATTTCTCAAGTCACCTGCTCGAGTAGTAGCAGAAAGCCCAATGCCGTTAGCGTGGTTAGCGTCTAATGTCGTATATCCATTAGCGGCTAAATAATCTTGTCTATGCGTTGAATCGGCATAACCGATATTGCCATTAGCATCTTCATAAAGGTAACCAAAAGCAGAATTAGCAATTTCAGCGCAGATCGAATATAGGTCAGTAGGAGACGAAGAGCGGGCTATCATTTCATAATCGCCTGGGCGGTCAATTTGTCCTAAGCCAAGATTTACGGCATTAGCCCAAGTTTCTGTCGGATTGTATGCCGCCCAAGTTTGGGCTGCTGGAACGTCATTCCATGATCCAAGCAGATATCCAGAAAGAAGAGTGTAAATCTGGTCGCCGTCTTGGTCGATACTAAGAACGGCATTGTCAATAGTTTTAGGAAGTTTGGCCAAAGCCCCAAGAGCAGTAATTGTGGCTGTAGTGGTATATCCCAGACTGCCCGCGCGATTAACTGAAATTGTAAAATCTGATATTGTGCCGCCGAAAATAGGAACATAACTAGAAGAAGAATTAGTTACTTCGACTGTAATAGAAGTGCCAACAGTAAAGTCATAACTAGAATTGTCAAAGTTTATAAGTTGTAATTGGCAGTAGCCCGCTACAGGCTGAGCATAAATGTCGGTACGACCCGAAGTAATGGTTAGGTTAGCCAGGGTTACATCTGTGATTTCCTGGCCATTAATTAAGACCCTATAGGTCGGTGTCCAGGCTGTCATGCAAAGACTAATCCAGAAGCGCCATTAGTTCCTCGGGCTGAGGAATCATTAAGAAGCCCCACAATTTGACGCGCTGTAGACTCAGGGTCTATCGCTCCGTTAACGGTGATATTGGTAGTTCCAGCGTTGGGGTTGTAATTAAGGCCGGTCGAAGGATTATATGTAATCATCCCATCAGAAGGTAGTGCTGAAGGCGCTGAAATGGACATAGAAGCGTTTGAGAAAGATGCTCCGCTGGATGCAGATGCTCCGGAGAAGAAGTTTCCAACTGCTGAACCTGCGCCCTTAATGGCGTCTATGATTCCCTTGATAGCATTATAGATCTTGGTTATCTTTTCAACGAAATCTGCAAAAGTGTCGATAATCCCTGAAATGATTTTGCCTAAAGCCTTAAAAGCAAAGCCCAAGGTTTCACCGATTGCTGGGGCTAAATAGTCTTTAGCAAAGTTATAGATAGCCTTCATGAAGTTATAAAATGGCTGAAGTTCGTCGTTATTCTCTTTAAGAGAACCACTAACTGCATTAAAGGCTGATTTCAGGCCGTCAATAATTGGTTTAATAATCTTCATGACTGGCGCCAGTTTTTCGCCTAAGTTGCTAGTAAAATCTTGAATAGCAGGAACTACCTTATTAACGATAAGTTCAACCATAGGAGTAATGGCAGTGAGGATATAAGAGCCTACGGTTTCCTTACCTTCGTCGAAAGCAATTTGAAGGCGGGTTAACTTGCCCTGAAATGTGTCCGCTTTAGCCGATGCCTGGTTTTCAAAAGTATCTGCTAATTGTGCGGTTATCTGGTCCATGCTCATGGTCTTTAATTGAGCGGAGGTTAAACCAATACCCAACTTACCAAGCGCGGCAGTATTACCTTCGGCAGCCTTCGCCATGGCGTTGGTGACGGCCTCGAGCGACTTTCCACTACCGGCAGATACGTCTAGAGCAACCGCCTGTAGTTTCTGAGCGCTAGAAAGATCCCCAGTGGCTCGAGAAAGCCGTTCTAGGGATGGTCTTAAGTCATTGTCTGTAACGCCAAAAGCAAGTGAAGTCTTGGTGATGTAATCTTCAGTAGCCGCTATCTGGTCGTCTGTAGCGCCAGTTACGTTCTTTAATGTAAGTGCTAATTTAGTCTGAGCGGCTGCGTCTTCGATTGCTGATTTAACGCCATCGATTGCCAACTTGCCAGCGTAAGGCCGGGAAGCAACTTCGTGAGCAGTTCGACGATAGTTTTCCAGACCGAGATAGAACCAGTGATGGCTGGATCGCAGATGCTCGCCATGTCGCAGGTGGTAAGTCTGACCATATACCAAGCGCTGATAGCGCAACGGTTAGGGCTATCGACGTTGACCGAGATGTATCTGGTTCAAAGAAGCCCGACCTCATGCCAGACATTGCTGACCAGATTCGACTCTGCGCCAAGGCCGGAGATAAAAGAATCTCGTACGTCATATTCAACGGACGCATTGCATCGTCTCGCATGGGCTGGCGCTGGCGAAAGTATTCTGGAAGCAATCCGCATAACCATCATTGCCATATCTCTTTCACTAAAAAGGGCGATACAGACGGTTCGTTCTTTAATATACCCATGTTAGGCGGGACACTATGAATATGAAGCATCCAGTAATAATCTCAGTAGGGGCGTTCCTTGCAGTATGGGGAACTACTTCTAATTTCGCTCTAGATTACCGAGCAATCCTTGGTTCAATCGTGGCTGGCGTATTCGGTTACGCATCTCCTAAAAAGTAATGAGCGCGCAAGACCTTGCTGCTTGGCTTGTGGCTGTTGTCACTGTTCTTGGTGGTATTGCTGCATATACCCAGTTCATGATTAAGCATTACCTATCTGAACTCAAGCCTAACTCTGGCTCAAGTCTTAAAGACCAGGTGTCTAGATTAGAAGCGCGTGTCGATACCGTCATTGACCTTTTAGGTAAGTAACACTTATCTCATGGCAAGAAAACGACCAGTCATAGACTTAGATACTTACTCTGCGCTAGATGCTTATGCGATAGCGCTTAATGAATATTATAAATCTTTGCGTAAAGCAGGGTTCACTGAAACCCATGCGTTTTGGCTGCTTTCGGATAGAGATAACTTTCCAGACTGGATTATTCCTAACCTGCCTAATCGAATCGACAATATCCCCTATGAGGACGACGACGAGGATTAAATGAAAAGAATCGTTATCCTGAGTGACTTACAGGTTCCTTTCGAGGACGTACACGTTACTCAGAACATAGCAAGATTCCTGCAAAAGTTTAAGCCAGACCAGACAGTTACAATAGGTGACGAAATTGACTTTCAAACCATCTCTAAATGGAGTGAGGGAACCCCTCAAGCCTATGAGCAGAGTCTTGGTGATGATCGTGACCGATGCGTCGACCTGCTCTGGGAATTGGGTGTTACTGACTGCATCCGAAGCAACCATACAGATAGACTCTATAACGTCATCATGAAGAAGATTCCATCGTTTCTCAGCCTTCCAGAGTTACGATTCGAGAAGTTTATGAAGTTCGATGAACTAGGTATTACTTTCGCATAGAGCGTAATAGATACCTTCATCTGTATAGAATCTAAATGGGTGTTTGAATAGGTAACACTGAAGCAACCTGATTAGTGCCATCCTTTATCCTTCCAGTGAGTCCATGCTTTGCATGTATCTCCATCGTATCTATGGTCAATATATCGTAAGCCTAAGTCTATCTGTTCTATTCCTGTTAAGTCTTTAGCCATAGGGTTCTTTATCTGTAGTAATCCATATACATAGGATTTAGTAGGGCTTGATAAGTTACCTATTGCTTTTGGATTCCAAGCACTCTCTTTGCCTATTAGCCTTGATAAGCATATTGCTTCATCTTTAGGTAAGACTGAACGTACATAATCTTTTGGTTGAATGGCATCTATTGAGCCACCATCTGCTACTGCCATAGGTATAGATAGAGATATCCCAATAACGGCGGCTACCCCCCGAGCGACGCGTAAGCGGCTCGGTGTGAGCCCTTTGTGGGCTCTAGCCTGTAGAGTACCGGACGTGTCAAGCGATTTAGTATAACCGCAGGTCAGAACGGCGTGTCTAATTGTCTGTAGAGTAGAAGCCGCTTCCTTTGAATTGGATATTAGGTACTGAGTAAATCTTTTGCATAGAACTATGGCAGAAACTACAAGTAACTGAATGTGGTTCATGGATGCTCATTTCCTTCTCGTAGCGCAAGTTAGCCTCGCACTCTTCGTTGGTACACTCGAATTCATATATTGGCATTAGCGCATGTCCTGCATGGGACGTCCTTTATCTTCCATGAGCCGCACTGGTTGCATCTCTCGGGTTCTAATTCTACCGAATCTTGCTGAATATCGCCGTAACCTGCCATTAGCAATAGATTAACCAAGTCTTGAAACCTCATAAATGCAAGATACTGTGAAGCATCTTCTCCCTGTCCATTCATGCGGCACACCACGGCGCTCAACTCTTTGTTTTGCGACCTTTTCTCGACTTGCTTAATCCATGCTAGAGGTGAGAACTCAGAGCGCGCCTTTATCTCTATGTCGAACGGGACATTGTGGATATCCTTGCCCGCACCTCTGCCGACGCTTGCGCTTCTCCACCAAGTTTGTAGATAGGAGATGACCACTCGCTCAGTACGAAAACCCCGGCTTTTTCTGTGATTAGTCATAGCAACCTTGGCTATGCCTTCCCAGCAGAATTTACTGTGCCACACTTGCAAGTCCAGGACTGCTTCATGTAGCGCTCTTTAATCTGTGAAATTGTTGGATGTTCGTTGCAACTATCGCAGATAATCGCCCATCCCATATCCTGAAGAATCTGAGCCGATGCTCGAATATGAGCCATCGCCTCTTCATCTGGAAATTCTTCCCATTCATTATCTTGATTCTGGAAATATAACTTACCCACGTTTCACCTGTGGCTTCCATGTACCGTCTGAAGAAATCTCGTACCAGATAGGGTCACATGGTACTTGTCCGCCTGGCATGTCCCGAGTGCTAGTTTCTGGACATCTCCACATCCCGTACTGCTTCCCAGCCTTGCTGGTTCCGGTCTTCCATATTCGAGCCCCATGTACGCAACTCTCGTCCGGCGCAGTCCCACCTAACAATTGCTTCACCGTGTCTACTGCTGTTTCCATAGTCGCTGGCGGTGTTGATTCCCATTGAGTCCATGGGTCAGATTCTACTGGAACTGGCACATATTGCTTAGAAGTATCAGCCATCTTAGCCTTTACTTCTTCGATGTTAGCCTTAACCTCGGCACCTTTTGCAACCTTTGTCATTTCTTCCCTAGATGCTCTTTTACCTTTGGTTGCGTAGCCAGCATTAGCAAGTGCGCGTCCGATTGCAGATGTTTCACAATTTTCAAGAGCCGACGTAGCATTGACCCCGCGGCCTTGGACGGTCTCTTCAGCAAGCCCAGTCGTCCAAGCGCGAGAGTCAGCCTCAGTGCGATAGATACTAGCCTTAACGATATATTGATTCGGTGCCATGTTAAGTAATTCCGTATGGATAAGTCCATCTGGGTGTTCCTTCCAAAATTTAATTAAACGTTCTTCTACTGTCTCGTAATCTTCTAGATTGAACATTGACAACCCTTTCTAACATGTAATCCACCTTGGATTACTATCCATTTCG